CGTTTTCCTGATGTTGGCTTTTTGCTCTGCACTGAGCTCCATCAGCGCTTCAAAGCGGAAGCTGAAACGGACGACATTCTCGTTAATAACGTTGGCAGTCTGTCGCCGGATGATTCGCGCGAACGCCTGGCAAATGATCCGGATAGTCCGTATCACTCTCTGGAGACCAATTCCAATGACGAGCTCGAAGACGAAGAGGAGTCAGAAGAAAACACCGACGAAAACTTTGAAACGGGTTCAACCTAATGCCGGGATCGAGGCCTGGTACCGGAAAAGGCTGGATCTTCTGATTACCGCGATGAACAAGGATGTTCAGAAATTAATGTCTCAGGCCTACACCAGCAGCGATGCAGGTATTGCCCAGGATGCCAGTCCTGCGGTGGCGCTTCGAAATGCCGCCCGGCGTGGCCGTAAAAAATGGCTGAAGAAATACGATGAGGCCGCCGAAGTTCTGGCGAGAGAGTTTGCTGATAAAACGCTTGGTGCTTCTGACAGGTCAATGCGTAAAAAACTGGATGATATCGGGTTTAATGTCAGGTTTACGATGAATGACGCTATGCGTGACGCGTATCAGGCCACGATAGGCGAGAACGTCGGTCTTATTCGGAGTATCCCGGAGCAATATTTCACCCAGATCGAAACGATGGCGATGCAGTCAGTGACCGCCGGGCGTGATGTTGGCGCACTGACCGATAACATCCAGAAGCAGTTTCACGTCACTAAACGCCGTGCAGCGCTCATTGCACGTGACCAGAACAACAAGGCCACCTCGGACATGGTATCAGCCCGCCAGCGCTCTCTTGGCGCTACTGAGGGGATATGGCGGCACAGTCACGGCGGGAAGTACCCCCGAGAAGATCACGTAAAAGCTGATGGCGAAAGATTCGACCTTTCAAAAGGGCTTCTTATCAAAGGGAAATATGTCTTTCCTGGAAAAGAAATCGGCTGTAAATGTGGCTGGGATATGGTGCTTCCCGGTTTTAACGTCTGACCGGAAATTTCAATGAAAAGAAAAAATCCTGATCGCCTCGCATTCGATCGGGCGAGCGTGCGCACGTACAGCAAAGATGGTGTGCTGCACGTATCCGTAAGCCCTATATCAAAAGCGATGGTATGCCCCTATTACGGGCGAGAAATTCCAGATTCTGAGGCGCTAGGCCTTGAACCTAACAAAATTTATTACCTGTACCGCGATCCTGAAGAACTGAAAAAGGCGGCGGCAACATTTAATAATTTGCCGTTGCTGAATAAGCATATACCCATCTCCGCTCATGATCTGCCGAAAGAAAACATTGTTGGTACCACTGGCAGTGAAGCGTCGTTTGAAGCGCCTTATCTGAATAACAGCCTTGCTGTCTGGGAGGCTGACGCTATAGCCGGGATTGATAGTGAAGAGCAAAGCGAATTGTCTTCTTCTTACCACTACCGGGCAGATATGACACCAGGCGAGGCAGATGGCGTTAAGTTTGATGGCGTGATGCGGGATCTAAAAGGAAACCATGTAGCTCTCGTCCCGGAAGGGCGCGCGGGCGCTGACGTCGTTGTAGGCGACGAACTCCCAGAGGAAATGAAGCAAATGAAGAAAAAAATGAACGCGAAAAATATTGCGCGTCGTGCGGCGCTCAGTGTTTATCTGCGCCCACGCCTTGCTCAGGATGCCGCGATTGATAAAGCAGACCTTACGGCGCTGGTTGTCACTCATGCATCAGGTAAAGCGCTGGCGGCCGCTGTCGCTAAAAAATACGGTAACCGTCTTGCTCAGGATGCCGAGCTGAACGAAGAGGAGATCGAAGAAACAACGGATACCGCCGCAGATGAGGCAGGCGAAGAAGAAAAGGATAAACCCGCTCAGGATGACGATGAAATCCTGCAGACGGTTCTTGCTGCCCTTGAGGGGAAAGTAAACGGCGACGTTCTGGCGAAAATTAAATCCGCTCTCAGTGGTCAGGCTCAGGATGATGATTTGGATCCTGACAATGCCCCTCCGGCACAGGGATCCGATCCTGATGATGACAAAGTGGCGAAACCCGCGATGGATGCGGCTATTAAGTCGGCAAAGGCTCAGGCAAGAAAAGATGCCGTGAAAGATTTCAACGCCATTCGCCAGGCAGAGATCGACGTGAAACCGCTGGTGGGTGATGTGGTGGCGATGGACTCTGCTGAAGATATTTATCGCTACGCGCTGGAACAGGAAGAAGTGGATATCGAAGGCGTTCACCCTTCGGCGTTCCGTTCCCTGGTTAAAGCGCAAATCAGCACCCATCAGGCGCGTAAGCCGGGTAAAACGCCACTGGCGATGGATGGCAAGACCGTAACCGGGTTTGCTTCTCGCTTCCCGAACGCTACCAAATTAGTAAGGAGCTAAAACATGTTTCAGACCCGAATGAACCAAGATTTGCCCATTGGCGTTGAGGGCGATTTTGCGAGTGATAACCCGTACTCCACCTGGTTTGCGGGAGAAGGGGCGTTAGTCGCCAGCGCTGATGGTGTAACCGTCGGGCGTTTTGCGTGGGTTGATGCTGATAACGTCATTGCCTCCAATAAAGGCACTGGGGTGCCTCAGGGCTTTGTGAGCCGTGAAGGTCAGGCACTTATCACAGACTGGATGGGAAATGCCTCCATGGTCATTCCTGAAGGTATGCCCGTTGACCTGAAAACTCGCGGCGATTTCTTAGCGAAGACCACTACGGCCGCAACCGTAGGTCAGAAAGTTTTTGCCAGCCTGACTGATGGAACGATCGCTACTGGTGACGCCGGGGCCACGATGGCTGGCTTTATCGAAACCATTTTCACTGTTGGTAGTGCTGGTGCTGCTAACACCATTATTGCAATTGGAACCTGGGGAAACAGCTATGCCTAAGCATCAAGATTTAGTTTACGCCGAACGTGAGTACGGCATTGTTCTGCCGGGTGAGGATGCCGATTTTCTGGACGCCCGATTTGACGTCTACCGAAACAATCACTCTCTGGCAATGGATGCCGCGCCGCAACTGGTTACTACCAGTAACAGCGGGATCCCGGCTTATCTGACCAACTATTACGATCCGGAAATCATCAACGTACTGGTTACGCCAATGAAAGCCGCGGTTATCCTGGGTGAAACCAAAAAGGGCGACTGGACTACGGCGACCGCATCGTTTCCGATGATTGAATCCACGGGTTTTGTCAGCTCCTACGGCGACTACTCCAACAATGGCCGCACCAGTGCTAACGCTAACTGGGAATATCGCGAAAGCTATCATTACCAGACCGTTACTAAATGGGGTGAGAAAGAGCTGGCGCGCTACGGTGAAGCACAGATCAACTATGCAGCCGAGTTGAACGTCTCCAGTGCGTTGACGCTGGCGAAGTTCCAGAACAAATCGTACTTCTTTGGTATTGCCGGTCTGAAAAACTACGGAATGTTGAACGATCCGGCACTGAGTGCGCCTATCACGCCGCTGGACGACGGAAACGGTAATCTGCAGTGGGATGATAAAGACGCCGAAGCGATTTATAACGATATCGCTCAGGGGCTGTATAAAAAGCTCGCTACACAGCTTCAGGGCCATCTTGAGCGCACGGATGCTATGACACTGTCACTGGATCCTGAAACGGAAGTCAATATGACTAAGACCAATATGTATAAGGTCAACGTTACCGATCTGTTGCTGAAAAACTTCCCGAACATGCGTATTGAAACTGCTGTTGAGTTCAATACCACGGCGGGGCGTATGGTGCAGCTCAAGCTTGATAAGGTGGACAACAAAATCACTGGTTACGGCGGTTTCACCGAAAAAATGCGCGCTCATCCTGTAGTGACGGGCCTTTCTTCCTTCAAACAGAAAAAATCTGGCGGTACCTGGGGCGCGATCATCCGCTTCCCGCTCGGTTTCGCAACCATGCTGGGGGTTTAAGATGGGGCGAGGCAGACCAAAGAAACAGCCTGCAGAGGCTGAGCAAACCAACGAACGGCGGGAAATCCCCGCTGTTTCTGTTTCTGAGGCTGCCGAACCTTCACAGCCTTCAGAACCCATCACCAACGAACAACCCTCACAGGATGAAAATAATCACATGAGCGAAAAGAATACTTCCGGCGGTACCGTCATCGTCGGCTGCAAACTACCGTGCGGTCTTGTTATCAGCCACGGTGGAAAATCCGTTGAGTTGAAGGGCTCCCGTGAGTCCAAAATTCTTAATGGCTTTGGTATGACGCCGGGTGTAGACGCTGAATTTTTCGAAGCATGGAAAAAAGTACATAAAAACATGCCTTACGTAAAAAACGAGCTGATTTTCGCCTACGCCGATGAACGTAGTGCGGCAGACATGGCCGACGAGCGGATCAAGGAAAAAACAGGTATGGAAGGTCTGAATCCGGATAAACCGGGCAAAGACCTTGAGCGCGTTCCTGAAGAAGAAGAGGACGAATAATCATGGGGGTCGTTGTCTTTGATGTTGAGAAATTCCGGCAGCGCTATCCGGAGTTTTCCTCCGTTTCTCCAGAACTGCTGACCGATTATTTCAACGAGGCAACGATCTACCTCGATAACACTGATCAGAGCCGTGTGCAGGATGTAGCGCAGCGAGCCGTGTTACTGAACATGCTGACAGCACATATCGCGAAACTGAACTCAGGGAGTAACGGTACGGCGGCATCTGATTTGGTTGGTCGTATCAGTAGCGCTTCTGAGGGATCTGTCTCTGTATCTGCCGATATGGGGCCAGTCTCAGGCTCAGAGGCCTGGTATCTTCAGACAAAATACGGTGCTGCATACTGGACCGCTACAGCGCCATACAGGACGATGCAGTATGTACCCGGCCGGAGTTACTCACCTGCAGGCTATCGTTCGGTCCTACGTTTCCGGCGGAGGTAATAACCATGGCTGCATTTTCTGGCGGTGATGCGTTGACGCAAAAGCTACTGGAGATAGAAAAAAACCTCGGCAAAGGTGAATTGTTGAAAGTTGGATTTCTGGAGGGGGCGACATACCCGGATGGAACGCCCGTTGCTCAGGTGGCTGCGACACAGGAGTTCGGGGGGGAAATAGACGTCCCGGAACAGACGCGGGAGGTTTATTTTAAACAGAATAAAAATGGCAGCGTTGGTAATAAGTTTGTTCGAAAAGAAAAGGCGAATTTTGCTCAGACCGTTTTCATTCCTGCTCACACTATCGTTATTCCCCCACGACCATACTTCCGCAAAATGATCTGGGCTCAGTCGCCGGGGTGGGGCGCGCTGGTCAATAAGGCGATCAGGAGTAGCGACTACGACGCAGAGGTTGCTATGCAGAAGGTCGGAGAAATTATCAAAGGCCAGTTGCAGAACTCCATTCGACAGTTAACCGATCCGCCTCTGGCGCAATCCACTATTGAACAAAAAGGGTCAGATAAGCCGCTTATATTGACTGGGCATATGTTGAACTCTGTAGATTATGAGGTGAGCGAGTGAACCTTCATTCGATCGTTAGCGGTGCAATTGGCGCTGTAAACCCGCATGTTGAAGCGAAAATTTATCGTTCCGTTGGTGCGGTTAAAAATCCTGATTATTCCACCACACCCGGTTTTGCTGAGCCGGTAACGATGATGGTCCAGAAACAGGCACTAAGTCAGGCCGATATCCGGCACATGGATAACCTGAATATTCAGGGGATTCTGGTCAATATCTGGACCAATGGCAATTGGTGTGGTTTGGATCGGGATAAGCAGCAGGGGGGCGATAAGTTCGTTATCGGTGATGAAACCTGGCTGGTGGTTGCGGTTCCTGAAATCTGGCCCGACTGGACGAGGGTTATTGCATGTCAGCAACTGACGTAGAACTCCAGGTAACCGATAGCGACCTGTTTAAAGCCACTGGCGATTTCCTTTCTTCCTTGTTTCCAGCCGTTGAAGTCCTTCAGAGCCAACAAAACCAAACATCCATGTCGAAAGGCGGATTCATCACGATGACGCCGCTTTTTCTGACTGACCTCTCTACCAACTCCATCACCTACGAGTACGACGGTGTAAGCGAGTATGGAAAAGAGCATTTACGTCGAGTGGATGAATGGCAATGCCAGCTCGATTTTTACGGTAAACAGGCGCAGAACAACGCGACAATATTTTCTCGCGTCGTTCGATCGGAATTCGCCTGCACCTGGTTCAGGGAGAACGCGAATGTTCTTGTCCCGCTTTATTCAGGCCCACCCCGGCAAACCACAATGATCAACGGCGAAAACCAGTGGGAATCCCGCTGGACGCTTGAATTCCACGCAAACCCGCTGACGGTCGTCAGTGTTCCTCAGCAGTTTATGACTGGTGCCAATGTGATATCGGAGCCAGTTGATGTGAGATTTCCTCCGGAGAAAAAATAAATGGCAATTTCGCTATCTAAAATCGCCCAGATGCTGCCCGGCGTTCTGAAGGCGACGGGGACGGCTATTGATTTAAATGGCCTGTTTCTGACTGACAGTCCTTATGCGCCTGTTGGTGCAGTACCTTCGTTTTCCAGTGCTGATGAAGTCAAAAGCTATTTCGGTAGCGTCTCGACGGAATACACAGCGTCTGTGGTGTACTTCGCTGCATATGCGAATAAAACCCAGATGCCGGGGAAACTTTTCTTCAGCCGGTTCAATGACGCCGCAGTTGCTGCGTTTCTGCGTTCCGGCTCCCATGCGACTACTACACTAGCGCAGATTAAATTGATGACCGGGACTCTTACCCTGACCGTTGACGGCACAGAGGTAACATCCGAGACGATTAATCTCAGTGCTGCGACCAGCTTTGATAATGCTGCAGAACTTATCGAAACCGGGCTCGGAGCATCGGTTACGGTCGTGTGGGATAGTGTGCTGAAAAAATTCATCATCACGTCGGCAACCACCGGGGAAGCGAGTTCGATCACCTTCGCCAATGATGAGACCTTTGCTCAGTCGTTAAAACTGACGGAGGCCACTGGCGCGGTGATCTCTCAGGGCGCTGTACCCGCTGTCGTGGATGACATTTTTACCGCAATCCTCGCCGCTGAACAGGACTGGGTAACCTTCTCCACTACCTTTGCCGTCGATAAAGACCAGGCGAATGAGTTCGCGCAGTGGACGAACGGCCAGAATCATCGCTTTGCGTACGTGCCGTGGGACGCAACCGGCGCGGCTATCGTCTCCGGGAGCACAAACGCGCTGACCTATGACATTATCAATACGTACGCCTACAACGATACCTGCCCTGTTTATGGCTATCCAAACCATGCCGCTAACGCGATGGGGTTTGTGGCTGCGCTGAATTTTAACCAGGCGAACGGGCGTTGTTCCCTGAATGGTCGCCAGTGCTCGGGGTTGTTGCCGATGATCACCAACGACACCGATTACGAAGCCGCTAAAGCCAATGGCTATAACTTTTACGGTAAGTACGCCGCAAACGCCGTTGAAACTAACCAGTGGGCGCCGGGGTCCATCACTGGTGATTTTGCCTGGCTTGATGCATGGGCGGGGCAGGTGTGGATTAACGCGCAATTGCAGGCGGCCCTCGTGGCGCTTTTCCAGCAGGCAACCAACTTACCCTATGCCACTGCGGGTAAAGCACGTATTGAGTCGTGCATGAAGCCGTATATCGAGCAGTTTAAAACGTGGGGCGGTTTAACAGCCGGCACCGACCTTGATCAGTCCCAACTGGACCAGATTAAGGCGATTACCCAGGTGGATGTTTCTGATGCGCTAATGGCAGACGGTTATTACATCTACATCGGCCCCTTCACTGCAGCCATGCGTTCGCAGCGTACCAAGCCAACCGTTTATTTCTGGTACACGGATGGCGGCATTATTCAGGGCATTACCGTTAACAGCGTGGAGGTGCAGTAAATGTCCAATCAAAATATTACGTCGGCTGATGCGATCATTGAGCTTGTTGTCGCTGAGCTTTATCCGTCAGGTTTCAATCTGGAGCAGTTCGAAGCCCAAAACATCTTTGAAATGGGCGATACGGATGCTGCTGAAACACAGCGTACTGCAGATGGTAAGCTTCTTGCCGGTTTTATTTATGGTGATCTTCCGTGGACATTCCACCTCGCGGCGTCATCTCCATCAATTCAGTATTTTGATACCTGGCTGACTACCCAGATGACGGCCAGAACAATCCTCCGGTGTAATGGAACGGTCATTCTTCCCTCTCTCGGTAAAAAATACACCATGACGAATGGAGTCCTGCAACGTGCTAAGCGTATGCCGTCTGCGGGGCGTGTTCTTCAGCCTGTAACTGGTGTAATTCAATGGGAAACCATTACCCCTTCCAACTATTCTGCGTGAGGTAACAATGGCGCGTAAAACGATTGTCTTTACGGTAGAAGCTGATAACCGTGATAAAGGAAAAACCTTCAAAATTACCGAGATGCCAGCAAGAAAAGCCGAGGAATGGGCAATTCAGGTGGCTTGCGCGGTGATGGGGGCGGGTGTCTCTGTTCCCGATGATGTTATGTCGGCTATTGGTGCTGCTGTTGCCCCAGCTCCTGCTGTTGAAGATCAAGCAGCACTTGAGCTTTATGAAAGTGTCATGGCAAGTGGAATGGCTGGTCTGGCTAAATGGGGCCTTACCTCGCTTGCTAAGGTGCCATTTGCACAGTCGAAGCCTCTTCTGGATGAGTTGCTTACCTGTGTGAAATTCGTCGGTGGGAATGGCATAGAAACCCCTCTGGTTGATGAAGGCCAGATTGAAGAGATCAGTACCTGGACTCGCCTGAAGATCGAAGCCTTTAAGCTCCATGTCGCTTTTGTCAAAGCCACCGCAAATTAAATATCCCTCTGTCCGTTCCTGACGATTCGGCGCGCGGTTTAGTGCAGTACGAAAACGTGCCGCGCACAATTGCCGCCGTCATATCAGGAAAAATGGCAAAACTCCACGAGCTGGATACCGTTTACGGCGTCCAGGGTATGTGGTGGCTGATTGAAATTATGACCGTGGATAACACGAACAGGGTCATAGCGGAGAATAACGATGGCGGCAACGGTAATTGATGCACTCATGGTCACGCTGGGCCTTGATGCCTCTAATTTTCGTAAGGGTCAGAAAGAAGTCAGCGATGATCTGAAGAAACAGCGTGAAAATGCCCAGAAAACAGCTAAGGAGATGGCAGAGCAGGGGAAAAAGGCCGCGTCCTTCTTTGGCAGTATTAAGACCGAGCTCCTGGCCCTGGCTGGTGTTACCGTTACTGCTGGCGGCCTGATGAGTTTTGTAAAAAACACAACTTCAGGCCTGATGGATCTCTCTATTCAGTCGAAAGCATTGGGGCTTTCTGCTAAGGAGCTTGATGGTTGGTCGAAGGCTGCAGATGCAGCCGGGAGTTCTGCCGCAAAAATTGGTGCATCTCTACAGGGGTTTCAGAGCGCAATTCAAGGGGCGAGGGTTGGCGATTATAACAGCCCGATTTTTAATGGCTTTAAACAGCTGAATGCCCTTACCGGACAAAATTTTGATGTCTGGGGGCAAGATGCCAGCTCTTTGATGAAGACAGCCCTCGAAGCGCTTCGAAAAATCAAAGATCCAAATTTACGCCGCCAGGTTGGGTTTAGTCTCGGCCTTGATGATGCAGTTTTACAGCGCAACCAGGAAGGGGAATTCCTTCCAGATGTTGCAAAATATACTGCAAACTCAGGGAATACTGAGGCTTCGATAAAAGGCGCAAAAGAATTCACTGAGGCATGGACGGTTCTGGATCAGAATCTTGAGACCACCAAAAACCAGTTTTATACATTCCTGATCCCGTACATCAGGATGTTTAATAACCAGCTTATTGAGCTTTCAAACTGGATGAAATCGCACCCTAAAGAAATGAAAGATGCGATCGATTCCATTTTGGTGGCGCTAAAAGACCTGATTGGCCTCGCCAACAAAGCAGCTGATGCCGTTGGAGGATGGAATACGGTGATCATGGTTCTGTTGGGACTGAAAGTCGCTTCATGGTTCCGTGGAATTGCATTAGCTATTAATGGCCCCGGCGGCCTGATTTTCGCAATAACTGCCCTATATCCGATTATTGATGGATTGTTATCCAGAATCATCAGCAAGGAAAATAAAGATTGGCTGCAAAACCACGGTATTTTCTTTACTTCTACCGGGGAATTCTTTTTTAACAAAAAAGCTGCTGAAGAAAGGCAGAGGCAGATTGATTCTGGCGCAGCTCCAAATGGATCCCAAAGAACAACCCCAAACGCTTACCAGCAGGGCATGATCAATGCACAAATGGACCTCTCAACGGCAATGAGGTTGGATGTAGGGCAATATCAGCCAAATATTCCATTAAACGCCAAAGCAGCCAAATTAGGGGCAAAGGGGAAAGCTTTCCTTCAGGCCATGGCTGGCGAATTCGGCGCGCTGGAAGGCAAGTATGGCCTCCCTGCGGGGTTACTTTACTCTGTTGCTGCCACTGAATCTGGTGGTGATCCATTCGCTCAGTCAGGCGCTGGAGCTAAAGGTCTGTTCCAGTTCATGCCCGGAACGGCAAAGGATATGGGACTGAAAGGCCGAGATGTTTACGATCCTCACAAATCGGCAGAGGCCGCGGCAAAATATCTCCGTTATCTTCAGGATGCAACCGGCGGGGATCTGGAGGCCACTTTAGCTTCGTATAACTGGGGGTTGGGGAACGTTAAGAAGAAAGGTCTCAGCAACATGCCTGAGGAGACCCGGAATTATGTTCCTAAAGTCATGGCGGGGATGCGGCCAGGAGCGGGGATGGCGGTTGACCGCGAAATGCCAGGGCAATCGGGTGCAACCTATCAGTTCTACGGTACCAAAATTACTACCCAGGCGCAGACCGTGGAACAACTCACCAGCGATATCAAAAAGCACGGTGATAATCGTGTGATGCTCCTGGCTGGCTACTCAGGACAATAACCATGTCGTTCTCTTTAAATGTCTCGACAGTGCTCTCTGCCATTCAGGGGGGGAGCCTGCTATCAATACTAAACAGCGCATTATCCCCAACTTATAAAATCACCTATAACACTGTCGATGAGTCATTATTGACGGTGACGGCCGGGCAGGAGGTCTTTACTCCTTCCGGTTGGGTTAGCGTTGATCGGTACGGTGATGCGATGGTGACGAAAGGCCCGGTGGAGAAGGGGCAGTATTCGTCCTATAACAAGGTCAGGCAACCTTCTGAGCTCCGGATCATCTTCGCCCTTGAAGGATGGACCGCTTTCTCTGGTGCTCTTCCTAACCTGACGAATTTCTCACTTCTGAGCCGAAATAATTTCATTCAAAAACTGGATGAGATGAAAAATACGGCCAGCACCTTTGATATCGAAACGCCGGATACGGTGTATTACGGGTACGATCTGACTCACTTTGACTATTTTGTTGGTTCTTATCGTGGGCAAACGCTGTTAATGGCGAACTGTACGTTTGAAGAGATTATGAACGGCGGGGAAGTCATGCTTTCGAACGCGGTGATTGAAGGGCCACCCACCGACAACGCAAAAACGAATAATGGTAGTGCTGCGTCGACAGAGATAATTACCGGCTCTACTAAAGAGGCGTCATTGAGCGATGTAAAAAAAGCCTGGTCCAGCGCTAACTCATCGTTATCAAGCGCGCTACAGTCCACAGGGGGTGCGATAGTCTCCAATGTTAATTCTGCTGCTGAGTCTGTATCTCAAGTTTGGGACAGCACATCTACGGCGGTATCAAAGCAGATAAAAAGTACGGTCTCAGATTTTCTGGAAAAGGTAATGTGAAATGCAGGAGATAAGTTTAAAACCTTCTCTCTCGCAGAAGGTTTATGTCACGCTTGGCGGTCAGAATTGCGCTATTAAACTTCATCAGCGCTCTACTGGTTTTTATGCAGACCTTTATGTTGATGAAAAGCCTGTTATGCAGGGTGTTCTTTGCCTGAACTGTACTTACCTTGTCAGATATAAATACTTGGGATTCAGCGGCGATCTTATTTTTGTTGATACAAAAGGGGATTCCGATCCTTCTTATGATGAGATCGGAACCCGGTTCCGTTTGTATTACGCAACAAGTAGCGAGGTTGGTAGATGAGTTATAAGCAGAGGGAGCTAACGGTCTCTTTCACGCTGGCGAATGGTACCTTTGATGGTGATGTTGGTGACACACTAACGGTTAAAGGGTTTAAATGCGAAGCAGCTATCTCTGCTTTTGGCGGAGCAACAGGAACGATACTGGAGCTTAGCCTATGGGGACTTTCTCTGGATAACATGGCTAAGTTGACAACTAACGCGCAAAAAATAATTGCCTCAGAGCAGAATGCCATTCGGGTATATGCTGGCGATGATCGTGTTTTTTCCGGATCAATTACTTCAGCAAGAATCAATCTTAATCAGATGCCGGACGCTCCGATAGAGATTACAGCAGCGGCTGCTGGCAGGGAACGTCTTATCCCCTGTGAACCTACGTCGATTCGTGGTGATGTTGATGTTGCAGATATGATTCGTGCCCTTGCCTTTAAAGTAGGTCTTAAATTTATCAATGTCGATGTAAAGGCTACTCATAGTAACCCTTATTTTGAAGGGAATGCTGTAGCCCAGATATTGAAAATTGCAGCGGCTCATAAAATCACAGCAAATATCGACTTCGGAACGGTAACAATTTACACAGGTAAAACGCCTTCTGATTCTGTTGTCCCTTATATTTCTCCTGCTACGGGATTGATTGGGTATCCTATTTTTTATGATCAGGGTATAAACTTCCGCTGTATATATTCTTCGTCTTTAAAACTAAATACTAAAATTATCCTTGAAACTAATCTTCCGCATGCTAGTGGAGAATGGATTGTTCAGGCTGGTACGACTCATTATCTATCCTGCAAAGTTCCTGGTGGGCTTTGGGAAACATTTGTCGTGGCAGCTCCAGGGTTTCTAATCAATGGGAGTGATAATGTTAACCAAGCAGAGTCCTGAGAATGCTTCGTGTCATGGGAATGCTGTTTTAGCTCTCATAGCCGAAGCGTCAAAAGGAAATATTTTTGCAGATATAGTCATCGTGAAAGAAGTAAAAGATGGGGCCCTTACTGTCTTCCCTTTAGTAAGCGGAACTAACGCAACTGGAGGGGAAATTAAGAATCAGAGTGTCTATGATATTCCTTTCATACAGTACCAGGCAGGAAACAGCGCTGTAAAAATGACTCCAAGGGTTGGTGATATTGGCTTGGTGATAGCCTGTGACAAGGATATAACAAATGTCAGAAAGTCGAGGAGAGGAGGACCAGCGCCGACTCAGCGCCAACACTCATATTCAGACGCGGTTTACATAACAGCGATCGCCAGTCTAAATGGGGAGCCTACCGAATTCGCGGAATTTTCTGGTGATGGCATAAACATCAAAAGCCCCGGTGTGGTGAATATCAATGGTGTGAAAATCCATCCTAACGGAAAACTTCAGTTGGTTGACGGTTCCATCGTTGATGGTCATGACCATGGCGGGGTAGAATCAGGAGGAAGCCGTACTGACCCCTTGGAGCCTTAACAATGATAAAAAAATATTTCCTTCTGGCGATTTCATTTTCTTTAGCTGGCTGCGTAATGTCTCCAGCCGATTACATTGATTATCAAAAAGCAAATAACTTTGATAAGACAAAATTTTCAACAAACGCTGGCGGGATGCAATCCGTTTCTGACTTGCGAGAAATTTACAGAAATGTGACTGGTAAAAATCTTCCGGAACAAGACACTAGTGATTGTCGAAAGGATAAAAAGTGTTACTTCAACAGATACAATGATCTTCTTCACGATTTAATGTACCAGCGACAGATAGAAGAGCAGAAAAGGGAGGGCGCGAAGCTTGCCCAGGAAAAAGAAGCTGAATGTCAGGCCAGTAAAGAATGTATGACGAAAAGAAAAATTGATTCTGCCTCCTATGATTTAAATAGCATTTATTACAGCATCATGGCCCAGAACCCTTATCTTCAAGCAGATTACGACGGCTTTATCAGGCGCACATGTCGTGGCGCTGGAGTAGGTCAACGTAACGGTATGTCGTTGGAGGCATTGCAACAGAAAATTGATTTAGTTGAAGGCATTGCACCACAGACCAGATATGAGATTAAACAGATAGCTGAGGCTTGCTGGACTCTAAGTAAATATGGAGTCCCTGACGGAACCACTCAGATTAAGCCAATGTACTGACTGGATAAACTTCCAAACCAGGTAATGAACCTCGCTCCGGCGGGGTTTTTTTATGGGTGAAATTCATGAAAACCACCTCTTTACTGCTCGACCCTGAAACATGGGATCTCGTCGTTGATGATCTTGGAAATATTGCCACGGTGGACAACCCCTACGCTTGCGCTCAGGACGCTGCAACGGCATGCCTCGCTATCCGAGGAGAGTGTATTTACGAAAAGGATACCGGTGTTAATTACAAAGAACTTCTGAACGTTAAGGCCAGTACAGGTGCAATGGCCGCAGCACTTCAAATCGAAGCACTGCGAATGGACTACATCGCCCAGGCAGAAGCGACTTTGGTTAACGACCGCAATACTCGTCGAACATCCGGAGTAATCGCCATCGTCGATACTAACGGACTAATTTCAAACATCGCACTGTGAGGGGAAAATGACCACAATTTCTACCGCGGTACCATCGGTAACCTTCTCTACAAGCGGGCTGGATGTTCCTGATGAAGGCGATATCCTCGCGGGTCGCCAGGCTGACATTAGTTCTGCATTCGGTTCCGCGCTAAGTAACAACTTAAAAACCCCACAGGGACAACTTGCAGTAAGCGACACTGCCATTATCGCCGACAAAAACGATCAGTTACTGGCCGTCGTGAATAACATGAACCCTGATTTTTCTTCCGGGCGATTTCAGGATGGGATCGGACGCATTTATTTAATCGACAGAATCGCTGCAGTTGGTACGGTTGTAACGGCTACCTGTTCCGGTGCTGTTGGAACTCTCATCCCGGCAGGTTCCTATGCAACGGATAACAACGGCTACATGTATGTTTCGCTTGCCGACGGAACGATCGGAGCAGACGGGACAGTTAAAATTGAATTCCAGAACCTGACCACTGGCCCTATTGCCTGCCCGATTGGCTCCCTGACAAATATCTATGTTGCGGTGAGTGGCTGGTCGAGTATCACGAATGAGACCGCAGGTGTTGCGGGTTCGGACGTTGAGAGCCGTGCAGCATTTGAATATCGACGTCGGCAGTCTGTTGCCCGTAATGCTTTCAACACTACCGCCGCCGTGCGAGCGCAGATTCTGGAGGTGGAGGGCGTTCTGGATGCGTATGTTATCGACAACAAGGAGCCTAATCCCGTAAATAAAGGCTCCACGAACTATCCCCTTCTTGCCAGCTCTATTTATATCGGCGTTTACGGTGGTTCTGCTGAGGATATCGCGGCCGCCATAAACAAAAAACTCCCACCTGGCACTGTCATGAATGGTGATACCACTGGCACGGTATACGACACGGAAAACTACGATGCGCCGTATCCGGATTACACCTACAAATGGAAAACGCTGGATGCTGTCAGTGTGCATATCAAAGTTGAATATGAGGCTAACGACGGACTGGCATCAGATATCAATGATCAAATTAATAAAGCCGTTCTGAATGCGTTTACAGGGGCTGACGGCGGTACACGTGCGCGCTGTGGGGCCCGAATTTATGGAAGCCGGTTTATCGGTCCGATTCAGGCGCTCGATGATCAGAATATGAACGTTCTTTCGGTACAGGTCTCCCTCGATGGGACAACGTGGTCCAGCGCCCTGACCATTGGTATTGATCAAGAGCCTACGCTCGACGAAACAAACATTATCACGGAGGCAGTCAGTGAATAATGTTGAATGGACTATCTACGCAGAGTACGTCAACTCTGAGCGGCTAAGGTCGCTTATTGATACCTTCAATGCTTCTGTCGCACCAGAGGACTGGATAGACACGTTCTACGACGTTGTTTTCAACATTGAGACCTGCGAGGACTACGGGCTGATGTGTTGGGGGAAAATTGTTGATGTGAGCCGGTTGCTTACGGTGACGCCATCACAACAATATTTCGGTTTCGGGGAAGCAACCAGCACCCCGGCAGAACTTACTGATCCCCGGCCATTTAACCAGGCACCATTTTATACCGGTGCGCAGGACACAAACACGGTTGTTCTGACCAATGACGCTTACCGAAAACTCATCATGTGTAAGGCCATGGCAAATATTACGGACTGCACAGTTCCTGTGATGAATCGCATGCTGATGTATATGTTCGGTGATAGTGGTCGCGCTTATGTGCGCGATGATGGCAACCACGTGATGAGTTACGTCTTCGAATTCACCCTTTCAGAGTCGGAGCTGGCAATTGTGCAAAGCTCCGGTGCGCTTCCATCCCCGCCAGGGGTAAAAGTTAATATTGTTCAGGAGGTCTGAATTGAACAATTCAGCCATACCATCTCGTCTGTCGGTGGTTTTTTCGGTAAATGGTGACAAGAATACGATCCCGACAAATTCAACATCCGAAACACTGGCTCAAGGGCTGGCTGCGATGGACTCGGGTTTCCCTCCACTGACTAGAACTGCGTTATCAGCAGGCGGTAAGCCCCCACAAGGACAGGATTTCAACGGTATTTTTAATGATATTTATACTCGTCTGCAATGGTCTGCTGCCGGGATGGGATACCCTTTTAATGCAGGTTTCAATACGGCAATTGCAGGGTATCCGAAAGGCGCAGTAATCCCATCAAGTAATTACGCAGTATCGTGGATTAATACCGTTGATTCTAATAATACAGCTCCGGAAAAAACGGACGCTACCTCATCCGGATGGATCCCATCATGGGGTTGTGGCTCGGCCACCATCTCTATTTCTACCGCAAACGTAAAAGTGACGGATCTGCAGGCAGCTAACCCTCGACTAATTCTCACTGGTGCTTTGACTGGAAACAGGATCCTCTATCTTCCCCCTTGGGTAAAAGACTGGACTATTGAAAACAATTGCACGGGTTCTTCCTACTACGTCTTGCTAAGCACCGTAGCAGGTGGCGATACGGTTAAATCATCGCCGGGAACTATCACGCCTGTGCATTGTGATGGCGTTGGGATCAGTTCGTTGCTTGCTGCAAATGGCAAAAGTGTATTCATGGCATCTGGCAGCTTCACCGTTCCCGATAACGTCACCAGAATCAAAGTAACCATTGTAGGTGGTGGTGGTTCCGGCGGTGGATGCCAGGGCTCGTCTGTGAATGAAACAATAGGTGGTGCTGGTGGGGGTGCAGGAGGAACCGCTATCGCGTGGCTGACAGTATCACCCGGAATGGTATATGCGGTTACCGTAGGCGCTGGTGGTGCTGCTGTAACGGGTGCATCTGGAGGCAATGACGGGAGAGATTCATCTTTCGGGACGTCAATAATTGCCAAAGGTGGCCGTGGTGGTGGTTATAACAATACGGCTAATGGGGGTGGCGCTGGCGGTTCAGCTACAGGTGGTGATATCAACATTTCCGGAGGGGAGGGGGCTGATGGGCAAGCCGGAGAGTATTTATACCCTGGGAATGGCGGCGCATCATCAATGGGTGGCGGTGGGCGCGCAGGTGATAAAGGGGGTAATGCTGGCAATGCTTATGGCTCTGGAGGCGGTGGTGCATACGATACTGCCAAAAGTGGTACGAGGTATTCCGGTGGTGCAGGTAAACAAGGCATCGTCATCGTAGAGTGGTAAGCAGGTGTAAATATGTCAATAACAGATACCCAACAGGCAGCGCAGTTTTCTGCGAATGCCGCGGTTAGTGCTGCCGAAGCGAAGCAATATTTACTGCAAGTAGAGCAAGGCTATCAGGACATTAGTAAGGCTTCTCAGGAAGCGATAAACGCAGCCACTGATGCCGAGGCTTCAAAAAATGCCTCGGCTACCTCTGAGGTTAATGCTCAACAGTCAGCAACAGAAGCCAGTGAGGCAAGAGATGAGGCAGTTGCTGCCGCATCAACGGCTGCTGAATTTGGCGACAATAAATTTACTTTTTATAAAACCTCCAGCGATCCTGATGGTACGCTCGCCGGGTTAGCGGCCACGACCAATGGGCAGTCATTCCGCGTTGCACAGGGTGTGGACGGATCAGATGCGTTCATTACCTACCAGAACGACAATGGTGTAGCGGTAGCGCAGGCTGCACAGCCTGGAACCGCAGCAGTAACGGGGACTATTCGCGAATTTCCTACACTGGAAGCAGCACAGGCAGACGCAGAGGCTGGCAATATCCCGATTGGGTCAACTGCTTATTACCGGAGCCCTGATGATGATGCACTTGCTATTGAGGTTATCAATGACAGTGGAACGCTGTCAGCGACAGGCAGAGTAACGCCCTCTCAGGGGTATGTAGACAGGGTGATAAACACCTCAACAGCCAACGGAAATATTGTAATCACTCTTGACGCTGACGCCAGTCCCGTAGAGGTTCGTGATGATTTTGGCGGCGTGAATATTCCGGGGGTTCCTGCTTCCGTACAGGATATTTTGCATCAGGTGCAGAAGAGCGCCGCCCCGGCAATCCTCCGCCTGACTGACGCTGAGAACGCCGCATACGCCTCTGTTGATGAGTATGGCGGTATTCATCTTCCGGGTATGCCGGAGAGTATCCAGGCCATGCTCACTGGCATGAAGCAAAATGTAGACCGCTTGAGAAAGCGCGGCATGGTGCTGGATGCCAGAGATTGTGGCTTGAATGTGAAAACCGGAGAAGATGCCCAGCGGGCAATACAGCGGGGTTATAACTGGCTTTCAGGCAATGGCGGCGGCACTCTTTATATACCCCAGGGATATTTTAAGCTGTCAAAACCTGTCACCCCGCGCTCAGGTGTTTCCCTCGTGGGGGCCGGTCAGAATGCCACTGTCCTTCTTCCTTTCGGATACCTGGCGGCAATCACCTACCAGGGGGCGGAAACCTACATTGAAAACCTGCAATTCTCTGATTTCACCATTGATGGTGAAAATCAGCAGTTACACCCTGTAAATGGATATATCCCTGACATAAAGGGGATTTACCTCCAGTATTACCGGAATACCAATTTTGATCGCATTACCATCCGTAACACCGGGGCTACCGGGCTGGGAGTGGATATGCCAGACCGGGTATCCATTACCCGTTGTCTGGTTGAGAACTGCGGCAGGCTGGCGGAACGGGGCGCGCTGGGTGCCTCCGGGTTTGGCCTTGGTACCAGCTTTCTGAGCAGTGAACCGCTTTTTGCCAGCCAGCTTGTAGGCCGTAATAACACCAACTTTGGCATTTTCTTTGAACCACAGCGCGGAACCGGAACGGCGCAGGATGCGATCGTCACTGACAGCACGTTTTACGGTAATTATGCCGGGCTGGCAGATTGCGGAATTGAAGGGCTCATTGCCGCTAACCTTAACCTTCGCAATAACCAGTATGGTTTTGTTGCAGAGCCAGGGACCAATAACGGTGGTAATCCTGGATTCAGGGGTAAATTAGACAACTTAATCATCAAGGGGAATACGTCACACGGTATGTATTTTAATACCGGGAAAGGCGACACCATCATCGGGGAGTATGCTATCACCGGTACGCATATCTCAGAAAATGGTGAGGACGGAATTAATATTCGTTATGCCACGGAGGTGATGAATTCAAGCCTTCGCATTTCTGACTGTGATATCAACGACAATGGCAGACATGGGGTTAACTTAGAAGCTGGTCCGGTTGTTAATGCTGACATCATAAATAATCGCTTCTGGAATAACGGGAAAGTTACAGCCGGTAACGGTATTAACAGCAGCCGGGCAATGACGAAATGCCGGATTGCTTTTAACAGTATCCGTGATAACCAGGCGGAGCCAACTCAGCAATATCCGGTTTCCATTTCTGGAGACATGACAGATGTGGATATCTCGTTTAACCACTGTGCGGGTAATGCGCTGAACACCCTCAACCTGACGGGCGCACAAACTCGTGTAACCACCATCAGTAACCCAGGGATTGCATAATGACAACTATTGTCCAGAGTAATATGAAGTTAAAAGGGAGTGTAAAACTTCCTTCCGTAAATGCCCCTCTTCCGGAGGGCGCTAACCTGTTCGCCGATTTCGCCACTGGCCGCTATGTAGTTAAACATACCAGTGGGAACGTCATCCGTTCGGCTTCCCTGACAGATATCCTTTCTTTTACGCGAAACTCCACAGCTACCAGAGTGGGTGAAAGCGGATTGATCGAATACCTGCAGGCAAACGAGCCAGCAGTTGATTATCATCCTGTTACCGGGGAGTGCCTGGGGATCTGTGCGGAGTTTTCCAGTACAAACCGAATCGCCTGGAGTGAGGATTTCAGCAAAACGGAAAGCTGGACGCCATCAGGCGTTTCAATGACAGCCAATGATGCGATAGCTCCTGACGGGAATAAAACTGCTACTAAAATTATTGAGGCCGCGGGTGCTTCGGCTACAACCCGACAACTGGTGGCCGTTACTACCAGTGATGCGGTAGCGGGATCACCTTATACGTTTTGCATTTTTGCGAAAGCGAACACTGCCGGTGTAGTGCAGCTTGCAGCGCAAGGAGCAGTAGCAGCAACGGCATTTGCAAACTTTGATCTGAAGAATGGCAGGATTGGAAAGGTATCCCCGGGATCTGCGACTGTCGGTATGCTTCAGGTAAGTATGGAGCCTTACCGGAATGGATGGTACCGGATTGCAATAACCATCACACCTAATGCGGCAGCTTCGCCGCAATTTACTGTCGCTCTGGTAAATGATGACAGTAGCGCGGGCGCCGTACCATCCTATCTTCCGGCCACGCCTAAATCGGTATGGATCTGGGGGGCACAGCCAGAACGTCGTGACGGCTACTCATCATACATCCCTGCTGCCGGAGGGGAAGCCACACGAGCCAGCGCGATGTGTACCACACCTTCTACCGCGTCGTTCATTTCGACTGAGGCGGGCACAATTCTTGTTTCAGTGGTTCACCCGCATAGCCTGCAGATGCTGAGCGGCCGATATAATTCTCTGGCCTGCGCTGCTGTTCTGGATAACACCGCATCAGGACCGCATATCCGCTTTGCATACCGCCAGCCAGCTTCCGGAACAGCCATAGGTACGCCTGAAGGGGCAGCGCTGGGGGTTGTGCCAGATAATTCAGGGACCGCTCAGAACCTTGAAGTTCCCAGTCTGTCGGCTGTCGCTGACAGTGAGCAATCCTGTATCTATTCGTTCGATACGGCGACACTCACCACGAAAGTATTTGACGGGTTCAACTGGTACGAGCGGAATGTAACGGCAATGCCACCGGCATTAAACCGGCTGACTGTGGGGCGTTCAAATATGGATGCGAACAACTATTTCAACGGTCATATCAGAAAGGTGATTTACTGGCCTACTGCTTTGAGTAATGAGGAAATGGAAGAAGCATTATCCTGGCTCTGATGAAGTCCCACCCGGTAACCGTATGCAAACGGTTACCGGGTGGATAATCGCAAGTGTTCATGCCAGGCGATCGACAGGATCCTATGTTATTTTTTTGAGGGATGCGAATCGAATATTTTACGAAAAGGATCTAAAAAACTGGTATGTGTTTGAAACTAATGAAATGGATATGAACGCTGTATAGGTTGTAATTTGCTCGATGTGGATTTAACTTATTGATTTGTAATGGTATTTGTATTGTTTGGCGAATACAGGAATCGTGTTCGGTCTCTTTTTATCTATTATTCAGCGAGTTATACACATCCATTGTTAATGCTCATCCGGCTGAACGCTGAGCTTTTTCCCTTATATCACAACAAAGTTATTCTTAACATTCCCTTTACAAAAAAACGTGACAATATAATCAATAGCTCACGGTAACCAATACCGTATCACTGTACACCCCAGCAGGTTGATTGCTCTGTGAGGCGTTCACCCGAGCTTTGAAGTTTGTTTGCTGTGCGTTGCCATTTCCCACCAGGCTGACATCTGCTGTTGGCGTCCAGGCGCTACCGTCGGTTTTATAAAGCTGATATTGCAGGTAATAATTTGTCGAATTAATCGTTTGGCTCATTTGCCGCCAACTGCCGTTAAGGGCGTTGATGCTGGAAAGGTTAATGCTGTATGCCGCATTCTGCGTGCAGCGGATAGTTAACTGCCCGCTGACCTCGCTAAAAGCGGCTACCAGAGCCGCTGTGGAGAAGGCGACATCGGGCGCGTCATCAATATAGCAATAGTTAGTCACGTTCATAGTTATAAGAACTTGTGAAGTTAACGTGCCATCGTCCGGTACGCAGATCCCCAGCGCGCCTATCAGGCAATAGTGATATTTCCATTCAATGGTCAAGGTGTCGTTATAGGTTCCCGCAGGGATATTACTTCCTGCTATTGTCTGGAAATAAAGCGGAATGGTTCCGTCACTGGTATTAAATAAGCCTAATAGATCAATCAACGCGTTAATGGTCCAGGGGATTGCACCATCAATTTGATACGACGGGTTACAGCCGGCATCTTTACAAACTCGATAGGGGATCCAGGCGTTGTTAGCGCTGTTATAAAGTCGAGGGATTTTGCCACTTTTATTTGCCGAATCTTTGAGCGTTGCGGTAATGGTGCTGGTTGAAAAAAGCGATAGTATGTTGGTACAGCTAAAGCCTGCACCGGCGCTTACCCCTTGCGGAGTTGCCGCCACATCAAACGATCTCACTGAGCCAAAATTAGGCGAGCTAGGCTTAATCTTGCAATCTGCGAGTATCAAGCCGCTGTAGCCTGAAATAACGAGTAATGAACATAACCAAAGAATCGCTTTCAAAGTCATCTCCGTTCATTCTTAGCCACAGCTTAGTGGGCCGATACGTTGTGGCACCGGCGTAGATTCCGGCAGCGTGAATAAAGCCCGGCATTCGCCGTTAGCCGTGTGAATAACTAATTGGTTTTGCTGGTTTAGATGGGTAAACCACACCAGACCGTCATAACCGACCACGCCAGACTGCTGGCTGGTAAGTTCCTCAACGGCCGTTCCCAGCGGCAAAGGATGACCCGTTTTATCAACCAAAGTTATCGAGGCCGAACGCACGCGTGTAACCGGGAAATCAACCAGCGCACCGCTGGCTTCCCGCACCGCAATGCGTTTCTCGACGACTTTAGCCTCAACGTCGGTTGGCAGCGGCAGAGTGTCGAGGGTCACTTTGCCCGGATACCAGGCGGCGGCCCACGGGATCAGCAGGTGCCCGCTATCGTCGGTAGTGCCGACTTTTCGATTTTCATAATTGACCGCGACGTCCGGATAGCCGACGGTCGAGACGACGATAAATGAATCGCTGATTCGTCGCGCGAAGAACAGGCTGCTATCCATCATTACCACCGAGCCTGCTGCTTCAAACCAGCCCTGATTATCATGCTGCGAACCGTAATAACCGCCGCTCAAGGTTGAAACATCATTCACCCAGGTCAGATCCGCCTGGCTGTAGCGATCTCCACTGATGGAGTGGGCTAAATTCCAGCCGAAACCGCCTTCCGCAGGGGCGGAACGATTGTAGGCGACGTTTTGCCCCCACTCGCCGGAGCTGGCGCGCTGGCTGCTTAACTGCAGTGAACCGAAACTGTCGAAGGGAATGGTTATCTGCATCATGCTGGAGTAGGTGTCTGCCTGCAAATCGCGGTTGATGCTCAGGTTAAAGCTGCTGTTCCGCCACAGGCTGCGGCTCCAGGAAAAGTTCATCAGCCGGGTGCGGCTGTTGTCCTGGGCCTGGATATCGAAATATCCGAGGCTAAATGCGCCAAGCACTTTTCCCCATGGGCTGAGACTTAATGTCGCCTGGTCTGACTGACGGCTGAGGGTTGTCGTTGAGCGATAGCTGGAGAGATTGGCGAAATTCTCGCTGCGTTGAATATGCTGATAGTTAATCCCCCAGATATTGCCGTAGTACGAATAGCCCGCGGAATACTGGTTGCCCTGCTTATCACCCTGGCTCGCACTGGCAGACAGGCTCAAGGTGCCAATCGTGCCAATAGTGATGTCGCTGCCGATACCGCCGTTGGTTAATCCTTGCCGGTCTTCAGTATGCGTTGACACCGTCAGCCAATTGGTCAAGCCATAGCGATAGATCGCGCTGACGGCGCCGGCACCGTAGTCGGCGTTTTTAGTGCCGTAATTATTACGCAACGCGCCGAGGGTAAAATCGAAATCGCTGAGTCCCTGGCGTAGCAGAGTGTTGGAGACATAAAAAGGCACGCTAGTGGAGATCTGGCGGCCAAGCGCATCGGTTGTGACGATAGTCGCTTCGCCGGCGCCGCTGATGTAGGGTACGTTGGTGAGAGTATAAGGGCCGCCGTTAATTTGCGTTGAGCTGGCTTTGTAGCCGTTGATAAAGAGATCGACACTGGAGGGGACCGCCGCGCTACCGGAAAGATTGAGCAAAGGGTAGGTGATCAGGTCAGGGCGTACCGCAAAGTTACGGCTGAGACGAATACCGCCAACACGTACTGAACTACTCCATGTTAAAGCATTACTTACCACATCCCCCGCCTGATAGCTGAGCAGACTTTCCGGGTCGCTATATTTCCACAGCGAATCGTAGCGAATATAGCCTTGTTGGCTATCGTCGTGACGAGATGACCAGTTCTGTCTGATCATCGCATTGTTTGAAAACACCCCGGCTGGGCCGAAAAGGCGAAATTCCGTCGAGGTGCTGGTGGTTCGCTCGCCGCCAGAAGAAGCCAGGCTATAGGAATCGTAGTTAAACAACAGCCCAGGGGTACTGATCGCCTGCAGATACTCCTGCTCGCGACTATTACCAATATGTTGCTCCGGCAGCCAATTATCCGGAACGGTTAATTTCAGCATTTGCCCGGGCTGGTCGTAAACGACCTTGACCTCCGCTATCTCTCCTACGTCAACCAGCGTTTTGCCGTCGGGAACAGGGATCCACATCTGCTTGAGTACCGCAGCAGAGATCCAATAACGATCATTAATCACTTTCACCGGCACGGTACCCACAGGCGTGTTGCCGTTGACGGAAATGCCGAGATACAGCACGTACTCCTGCTGTGTGCCTGGCGTGGCCGCAGGTGCGGGTAACGAATCATAGGTAGCCGCCCAGGCCGTTGCCGAAGCAATAGCCAGCAGACCACCGGTTCCGATGAGAAGCCTCATGGTTAACGCGCTGCCGGAATTTCCACCGCCTGACTATTATCAGTCAATTTCGCAAACAGGCGCATCCCGGATGCGTTCGCCGCGCGGCCTGATGTCGGGAAACAGACGCGACGTTTAGCCAGCACATACCCCAGTAAACCCTGAGTTTGTTCGACCTGCGGCTTTCCTGCTGATGTTGACCAGTAGACATTACTCAACCTGGCGTGTTGATTCCCGGCATTGTTAATACACAGATTCTGACCGCTAAGCGACCAGCTTAGCGCGGTTCGTATTGGTTCGACGCTGCTTTCCAGCTTCAGCGGTTGCGCGCCTTGCCCGTAGATAAACAAAGGCAGTACATAGCGCATGCGCATATTCAGGCCGGCGGAACTCTTGTCAGTCTGTTTTGTCGGCTGCGCCGCGGGAATTTCATCAATCACGATTCGATATGATTTTTCCTGGCCGCTGGCGACCGGAGACACACGCATCAGGCGAATAAGTTGACGTTGTCCTGGCTGAACATTGGCGAACGGGGGGCTGGAGACCACATCGTTTTGATCGGCATAAAGATCTTTAGATTCTTTTTGATCCCAACCGAAAATGCGTAGTTGTAAATTTACCGCCGTCGCGCCGCGGTTTTCCAGCCACAGTTCAGAGCCTTTATCGCTGGCGCTGATGGTTTGAAAAATAGGCCACACCAGCACCGAGCTGGCGGCCCAGGCGTTAAGACTTATTGATGAACCCAGCAAAACAACAATACAACGATGAATCATATTCAACCTGTCTTATTTTAATAGGTCAGCGTGACCGTAACGGTATCAGTGTATGAACCTTGCGCCGGGAAGCCATTCGTGGCAAAAAGGCGGCCATAAACCGTATAAGTTTGTGTCGTGTTGGGGAATGAGGCGACGCTGTAGGCTTGAGCGCCAGTCCCCCAAACGGTAGAGCGGTTAGCATCCTGAAAAAGCTGGTAAGCCAGCGTACTGCCGGTGGCGTTGGACATATAGCGTTGAGCCGCAGAGCCGCCGTTGACGCCATAGTCAAGCGCCAGCGAGATCGCCATCCCCGGCGTACACGCGACAACGATAGAGCCCGCGCCAGCGGAGCTGGCGACATCAACATTGCTATAAAGCGATGACATGGAGCCAAAATTTAAGGTGCCAAAATCAGCGCCAGGGGTCCCTGTTCCGTTGCCAAGCAGGCAGCCGGTCGTGATCTGCGCGGTCACTTTGAAGGTTTTCTGCGCACTGTCAGCCCAGACGGCTGTGGTCGAAAAAAAGAATATGAGTAGCCAAATTGCGCGCAACATGACATCCGTTTCTCCACAGCGTTACCAGGTTAATGTTGCAGTGACCACGTCCTGGTAGAAACCCTCAGCAGGGGCGGTTACGCCGCCTTGATCTGCCGGCAACACCCGGGCATAAATCGGGATTTCCTGAGCGCTACCCGTCCCCGTGATACCGATACCGGCACTGGTAAATTCAGCCTGACGGGTGCTATTTGAGTAAAGCCGGTAGGCAATTTGATCGCCGTCGGCGCTTTGCATTTGGCGCAGTCCGGTTGTCCCTACATGCTGACCGTTATTCAATGTCAGCGTTGCGGGAAGGTTATTGCTACAGATGATTGAGACCGCGCTGGCGCCGCCGCTGCCAATCAGATTGCTATCTATGGCGTTAACCAAATCGCTATAGGTGCCGAAATCAATGGTACCCCAGCTGTTTACGCCGCTTGCGCTGGAACCATTGGTGACGGTACATCCCGAGCCGATAGTCAACTGCACCCCGACCTGACCCGTCAATGTACCTGTGGTTAGCCCTGCTGCAGCGACCCATGGCGCCTGAACGAGAAGCGCTGTTGTGATAAAGATACCAGGCAAAGTGCGCGAAAAAGTGTGGACGTTCATGATGAACCTCTGGATTGAAAGCCGCTAAGTAAAACCCTGTTTTTGTGAAGATGAGATTAATCCCATTAATCAACATATAATCGCTGTCTGGAAAAATGCTTATTTTTTTATATTTGTCTGTTTTATTGTTATTAATGGTGTTTTGAGCTGGTTTCTTGTTTTTATATGGTTTTAACTTCTTGTTTATGATTGTTTTTCTGTGGTTTGCTCTGAATTTTATGAATAGCAGAAAGGAGGACTTAGTATAATTTTTGCAATTGTCGTGTTAGCGCATATTTTTGGCGAAATGCCAGGGAAGAAGTTAGTAGGGGGGGAGAGTAAAAAAACAACAGAAAGAAGACACCTGCACGCAACCAGACCCATAGTGCAGGTGAAAGGTGGGTCTACATCGGAAGCCGCTAGTATACATATTTGTATGATAAATAAAATAAGGCAATGATGGAATGCTATACCATTAATGCGGTTTGCGTGTTGAGCGATGGAGTTATTCTGGGGTGATTAACGTTGGATAGAGTGAAGTTTCCAGATAGCTGACCAATACCCATATCTCGTCACTGAAAATAAACCACAGGGCACTGCCTAAAATAAGCAGGATAATCAGTAGCAGGAAAATTTCAGTTTTACTCATGGTGTCAATGGCCAACTTAAACCGATTATCAACAGGCCACGATATTAACCAAAGTATCTGCAAATGAAAACGCCGTTATTTAAAACGGCGAAATTT